CCTTCTGCCGCAGTAACATCCTCAAGTATGCCTCTCGTTATGATAAGAAAGGCACTGCTCGTCGTGATATCATGAAGATTCTGCATTACGCAGTTCTCCTGATGCACTTCAATGATAAAAACGCACAACGCGAAACCTACCCTCAGTGATCAAAATTGAATTCAAATAAAATGAAGCTGTCCGATAAGACCCTCACTGTTCTAAAGAACTTTGCTGGTATTAACAATTCTATTCTAGTGAAAGAAGGTACTCAACTCCGTACTATTTCTGTTGCTAAGAACATTCTTGCAGAAGCAAATATTGATGAAGAGTTTCCTCGCGAATTCGGAATCTATGATCTAAATCAATTTCTTAATGGTCTAAGTCTTCACCAAGATCCTGACATGGATTTTACAGAAGATTCTTATCTAACTATCCGTGAAGGTAAGCGTAAGGTCAAATACTTTTATGCCGATCCTCAGGTGATTATTTCTCCTCCTGATAAGCAGATCAATCTTCCTTCAGAAGATGTTCACTTTCAACTAGAAAGTAGTTCTCTTGATAAACTACTCAAAGCAGCGGCAGTATATCAACTACCTGATTTGTGTGTTGTTGGTGAAGCAGGAGTTGTCAAACTAGTTGTTCGTGATAAGAAAAACGATACATCTAACGACTTCTCTATTATTGTTGGTGAAACTGATAAGGAGTTTACTTTCAACTTCAAAGTAGAAAATATCAAGATCATTCCTGGATCTTATGATGTCGTAGTTTCATCTAAACTACTATCTGAGTTTACTAACAGCACATATAATCTGAAGTATTATATTGCGTTGGAACCAGATAGCACCTTCGGTTGATATGGCAACCTGGGAAGTGACATATAGACTGCCTACTACAGGTGCAAAATACCATAAAGCACTTGTTGAGGCAGATTCGCAACCTTATGCCAATAAGGTATTTGAAGCACAATATCCAAGTGCTAAACGATGCGGAAACGCTAGGAGAAAATGAGTAAAGATTTAGTTTGGGTATATTCAGTACCTAACCATTTACAGTTGAAAGAGTATATTCTCTCTTCAATCGATCAATACGATCAAGTTGGTGAATGCCCAGATCCAGTTACTAAAACTGATTTTTACGATTATACTTTTGAGTCTGGATTTCCAGACTATTTTCCATATCTAGCAAATTCTTTAGATGATCTGTGGAAACTAATTTGCAATAAGTATTGGGCATCAACTATGGATGTATCCAAAGTTTGGTTTCAACAATATACTACTAATGACTTTCATGGTTGGCATTTTCATGGTCAATCTAGCATTTCATTATCTTATATGCTAGAATTAGATGATCCTAGGTATTCTACTGAATTTATTGATACCGAAAGGAATGAGGTATTTCAACTCGATGTTGATGAAGGTGATATATTAGTATTTCCTTCTTACATCATACATCGATCACCTCTTTTAAAAAGTGATAGAAGAAAAACTTCTGTTGCAATCAATGTTAATCTTGGTGATGTAAATTTAAATCTTACAAAACCAATTGATCCAATCTATAATTATGAGTGATTTTATTTGGGTTGAAAAGTATCGACCTAAAAGTATTGATGAATGTATCCTTCCTGAGGGTATTAAAAAAACATTTTCAGACTTTCTGAAAAGGGGAGAGATCCCTAACATGCTACTATCTGGTCCTCCAGGAATCGGTAAAACCACAGTAGCAAAGGCGCTGTGTAATGAACTAGGAGCAGATTTTTATGTCATCAACGGATCAGATGAGGGTAGATTCCTGGATACAGTCCGAAACTCTGCCAAAAACTTTGCTTCAACAGTATCTCTTACCTCAGAAGCAAAGCACAAAGTCATCATTATCGATGAGGCAGATAACACAACTCCCGATGTACAACTCTTACTTAGAGCCTCTATTGAGGAGTTTAGTCGAAACTGTCGATTTATTTTTACCTGTAATTACAGGAACAAAATTATCGAACCACTGCACAGTCGTTGTGCCGTCATTGAATTTTCAGTAAACGGTAAACAGAAACAAGCAATTGCAGCTCAGTTCTTTAAACGACTTAGTGATATTCTTGATGAAGAAAGAATTACCTATGAACCTAAAGTTCTAGCGGAACTTATCAATAAACACTTTCCAGATTGGCGTCGTGTTCTGAATGAATGTCAACGGTATTCTGTTAGTGGTAATATTGATAGTGGCATTCTTGCTCACTTTTCTGATGTAAAAACTAATGAACTTGTCAAGAACCTTAAACAGAAAAACTTTGCGGAGGTTCGTAAGTGGATCGTTTCTAATTTGGACAACGATACTACTGTACTTCTCCGTGGTATTTACGATGCTCTATATGCATCCCTTACCAACGCTAGCATTCCTGCTGCTGTGCTTATTATTGCTAAGTATCAGTATCAAGCTGCATTCGTAGCAGATCAGGAGATTAATATGCTTGCCTGCCTAACTGAAATTATGGTGGAGTGTGAATTCAAATGATTGATGTTTTTGGAGAATATAAATTTAAACCTTTAGTCAGATTTGGTAAAATAATTGAAAATTATTATGTCACAGATACTGGAAAAATTTATAGCAACAAATCTAGTAGATTCTTGAAACTACACAAGTCTGCTAGTCAAAAAAAATATCTAGCAACTCATGCAAATGTCCCTGCATCTCAGTTTAAATATCGTTATAATCAAACTGTTAATCAAAAAAATACTTGTAGGATTCCAATTATTGTCCATAGAGCAGTAATAGAATCCTGGAAACCGATAGATGAGTGTCCACCAATTCCTAAAGAAGATTGGGATAAGTGTCCAGAATCTGCAAAAGAATGGATTCGTGCTACTAATTTTATTGATCATATCAATGGTGATAAGTTAGATAATAGACTAGAAAATCTTCGATATGTAACACCTAAACAAAATTCAAATCATCACAAGGAGTATGAATTCAAATGACAAACGATAACATGAGTGAAATGAATGTACGACTACTACGAATCACCACTGGTGAGGAAGTTCTTGCAGATGTAGTCTCTGAAACAGAAGATACAATTACAGTCCAGAATGCACTTGTTGTTCTGCCTACAGCACAGCAGGTTGGGTTTGCACCATGGGCAACTGTGATTGATAAGGATCACCCAGAGATTCCTGTACGAAAACAATTTATTGTTTATAATATTCCTGCAGATCCTGGTGTTGTAGACAGATATGAAGAAATGTTTGGTGTAAAGAAAATTATCAAACCTGAAGAGAAGAAGTTGATCCTATGAAAGAACTCAAAGTAAGAGCTCAAGTTAAGTCTCGCTGGTACTATGTCTTTTGGGGAGCTGCTACCATTGCTGTAGTTGCTGGACAAATTTATGTTGGCAATGGATTCAGATCAATGGCAGGGGCTGTGCATAGAGTCCTAGATAGTGTAGATGTAGAAAGGGAATGTTTACTTGATCGTGGAAAATATTATTGAACTCTGGGAGAATCCTAAAACTCCAGAGTATTATGAATTAAAAGAATTAGTTCATGGTCGAACATTCACCTGGAATTATAAAGGATCTACAGATCCAAAATATAATCCTGATTCTGAGAAATATACACCTTTTCCAATATACCAACATGTTGTTGTATATGGTGTAGATACTTTTGATAAGCAAATAGTTCCTATTGTTCCATCAGAACATGCTCAATTGGTTCTAAACTATGTTTATGATGTTCTAAAGCATAATGCTAAAAAATTTACTCAGATTCATAGGTGTGTCATAAATCAAACTCACCATTGGGATGGAAAACCTGGTCCTCCTCATAAAGATCATTATGATATAAATCACAATAATGTGATTATATACCTTAATAGTTTTGATGAAGGTGAGATTACTGTTATTGATGACGATGGTTTCCAACAGTCATATAAACCAATGGAAGATGATATAGTCACATTTCCAGGTTTAAATCATTCTGTAGGACAACCAGCACCTCAACAGAGAAGAATTGTTTTAGTATTTACATATTCATAATGAAAAAAGTAAAGACCACTCCACAGAATGTTAAAGAGGCAAATGACGCACTATTCCGTGCTACAATGAATTTACCTGCCGCTGCTGCTCACTGTGGCATGACCAATAAGGAAATGAAATTGACCTTTTGGGAATATTTGAAATATAACGATCCTGATTATGAAATCCCTGAAAACACCATTACGCTACCCAGGCGGTAAATCCCGTGCTTGCACTAAAATGGGACAGTATTTCCCTGACTTAAGGGAATATTCTGAATTTCGTGAACCATTCTTAGGTGGTGGAAGTGTTGCAATTCATGTAACTAAAATGTATCCACATCTAAAAATTTGGGTAAATGATCTCTATGAACCACTTACCAACTTTTGGATTAATCTTCAACAGTTTGGTAGAGAAATGCGAGATGAACTTGTACAACTAAAGTACAGGCATCCCGAACCAGCGTCTGCAAGAGGGTTATTCTTAGAAGCAAAGGAAATTATCAATGACCGAGAAAAAACTGACCTGGATAGAGCTGTGGCTTTTTATATCGTTAATAAGTGCAGTTTTTCTGGTCTTACCGAATCTTCTTCCTTCTCCAAACAAGCAAGTGAATCCAACTTCTCAATGCGAGGCATTGACAAACTCCCCTGGTATGGACAAATAATCCAGAACTGGAATATTAATCAGTATTCTTATGAATATTTGATGGAGAATGATATTCATGATGGAGTTTTTCTCTACCTAGATCCACCATATGATATTAAAGATAATCTATATGGGCATAAAGGATCTATGCACAAGCGTTTTGACCATGATAAATTTGCTGAAGATTGTGAATCTCATCGCAATATAGATATGTTGATTAGTTACAACTCAGATCAATTAGTTAAAGATCGATTTACTAATTGGAGTGTTGGTGAATTTGATCTAACATATACTATGAGATCTGTTGGTGATTATATGCGTGAACAGCAAGATCGAAAAGAACTACTACTGTTCAACTATAAGTTAGCGGAGTCTGTGGTATGAGTGAAGAAGTAAATGATCTCTGGGAAGACATTGCAAGACTTAATTCTTTATATGAGGAATTGATGTGGCATCATACTGATGTTTTAGAAATGAAACCAGATTT